CCTCCCGAAGTGCTGCGGTATCGCTGCGGACATGCTCCACACGAGACGTCGCACGACCGGAAAGCAAAAGTCTTTTGTCGAGAGAGACCGCTGATACCACCGATAAATCCCTTGGCTTCACTTCGCCGCTCATTATTTGCCCCTCAAGCTTTTCAAGCGCCAGCGTGCTAATGCGTCCCAGCTTAATTGAAAGCTCACGGTCTTCGTCGAAACCGTCCCGCACCATATCATCCCGCACTGACAGAATAAGCGTATCACTTGCCCCGGTTAACGAGTGAATCGCTTTCCAAGGCAGGTGTTGTGCTAGTAAATCACGAATTTTTTCGCGCCGTTCCTTGTCTTTCGTTCTAGGCATGATTCCAAGGCAACACCACAATATCTTGTGGTTATAGGCCAGGTGTACCCCAACATCTTGTGGTATTAGCTTCTGGCATTTATTCGCCGCAAGCCGCTAAAACAGGTAACACAAAAAAAAACGATTATTAAGGCAAAAAACACTTGCCACAGTGTAATACGTCTGGGTAATATCTGGCGCGTTGACCGACTACCGGCAACAGTAAGGAACTAAAAACATGGAAACTAAATCACTTAACATCGGGACCAACCGTGGCAAGCGGCGCGTGTGGGTCGAGGGTAAAGCACTTGAGCGGCTTGGCTGGGTCAAGGGCGTAACATACACGCGCAAAGCGCAATTATTAGAAAGCGGGTTCACATTGACCCGCGACAATGCCGGGGACTTGAAAGTTGCCGGGGGCGAAGGTCGCCCAGTATTGGACCTCTGCGGAAATTACGTTGCCGCAGCACTTGAAGGTTTTGAAAAGGTGACCGTCACAATCACCGCAAAGAAAATCACAATCACCGGCAAAGCCGCAGCACTGTTGCTGCCGGTATTTGTTCAGGCATTGGAAAGGGTTGCATCATGATTAACAATAATGGTCTCAAACCATTCAACCCAGCGACCTACAAATACACGCCCCAATTGCTGCCAAGACAATCCAAGCAAACCGGCAAACGGTTTGAGGTTGGCGTCATGTACAACCGGGAAAAAAGCATTGACTCCGGGCAAGCGGTTTATGATGCCGCAATAAAAGCAACTACTCCGACACTGTCAGCTTTGGGCGAAGGAAACACCCCGCAGGACGCAGCGGACGCAGCGATTGCCAATTATGACGCAAGGGTAAAGGTTGTCACTACACTTCAAAACCTACCCGCAAAAGAAGGGGGGGCGGCATGAGTTATCGCATTGTCAGGATGTATCAAAACCCAGCCAAGCGAAACCGCACCATAGACAATGGTTTAACGCTTGAGGAAGCAAGGGCGCATTGCAGCAACCCCGAAACAAGCTCCCGGACATGCACCAAACCTTACCCCCGGAGCTTGACAAAAAAACACGGACCTTGGTTTGACGGTTACGAGGAAAATTGAGCCATGAAAATTAAACCTAATTACAGCTTGACCATGAATCATGCAGCGGGGGCGAAAAGCCGCAAGGTATTTCTAATTGCGCCAAGGGTTTACTCTGCCAAGTGGGCAACAAACCAACCCGACTGGGCAAGCAAGCAAAAGATTTTTGTTCCTGTCGATGGAGCAGATTTTTTATTGCTTGGCAGCGAGTACCAAATCGAAAGCATTGGCAAGCGGGAGCAAGCCCAGCGACACAAGGCAAGGCACTTGAACGCATTGGCCATGCTTTGGCATTGCCACCGGGAGGCAAGCAAGCCGGCGGGATGGATTACCGACAACAAGCCAACGACAACCGATGAGTGTATCGGCAACCGATTACACCGCAAATTGACCTTGCTTGAACGCAGGGCCAACAGAGCGGCAACAAACCTTTGCAACATCCCAGACTACCAAACCAAGTGCGACAGAATACTTGAAAAGGTCACAGGGGAAGTGCGGGACCTATTCGGGGGGTCACTCCCGGCAGGTTTTACAGTTAACAGGGACCCCAGAGGGTACGCTTTGAAGCTTGAAGCGGACCCACTGCGGTTGCACTGGGCAACCCCTAGGGAATCGCTTGACAGTCTCCGCAGGGACTGGGGCGGGGACTTCATCCTTGCACCTTCAAATTTCAATTAATGCCATGAAAATTGAAACACTGCAAAAAGCGAACCCGGAAAGGGTTGTAACCGATGCGGACGTTGACAACGTGGCCACAATCATTGATTGCCTGAGGGGCAAGGGCAGTTTTGCGGCTCACTTGAAAACTCCCGCTTTCGGAGACTACGTCACGGCGACAATGGACGGGGAGTTTTACCGCGAAAAATTGACAATTGAGGGGGCAAGGTATCTTGACCCATTAACCGTTTACACCCCCGTCACCAGCGAAAAAGACAAGGCGGGGACCGTCGGGGTGAAGCTTGCCACGGATGCCGGGGGTCTTGACGCCGCAATGGGGTGGAGTGTTCCCGGTTACGGT